TGCAATTAATGTAAAATCAATATCTCCGTCTGATATTGATTGTTTATGGGATTGGATGGATAACTTTTGCAAGTTCATCGAGTATAGACAAACCCTTAGAGCTTAATACATTTCTACTCGAGAGTATAATTTATAATTTATTTATTTTTTAAAAAATAAATAAATTCAATTGTCTTGGACAAGACTAAATTATAATTTCTCCTATACAATCAATGTTGTTTTGTTTGTATCGAGTCTCTAAAATACGAATAGGAATACAATTGTCGTAGTCATATTCATTGACGTGTTTGGTTGGTACAAACACCTTTACCTTGCCTGCAATAGTTGCAATCAATCCAAGTTCATACTTGCCTACAAGAGTACCACTATAAGACATTCCAGATTCTGGTTTGAAATACTTTACTTTGAATGATACCAGAAACATTACCATTTCACATATCCCACTTATCTTTCCAGGTATAATATCAATGACATCGGTATGATTGATAATGTATCCATTTTCTTGATTACAATAGGTACTTGTATAATTTACAATCTGTTTGTAGATGGCTTGATGTACATTTGAAAAATCACTTGGAGAGATATAAACGTCAATCTGTATCAGTTCCATTTTTGAGTAGAATTTAAAAATGAAAATATTAGAGTAGTCATCAATACTTTATAAACTCTGTCAATTTCTAAAATTCAAATTCAATTTAAAATTGAATTTGAATTATCAATATATTCTATTAATAAAGTAAAAAAGGAATACAATGTCATCATACAATAAATTTGTCAAGCCATCAGTTTCATCTGAACCAGAAATCCGTATACGCGGTGATCGATCAGATGCATTCAAGAATGCCATTATACAGTTGTTGAAACGTTCTGGTATTAGATCAAGCAGTATAAATTTCTTGTCCAACGATGACAGTATGAAAGTATATGATGTGGCCTTTACACATTCTTCATTTAATGAAAATAGCAATTATGAATACTATGAATTGATAGGCGACTCTATTGTCAACAACTGCATCGTATTGTATTTGAAGGAGCGTTTTCCATTCATGTGCAAGAATCCAGAATATGTCCGTATCATATCACGTCTAAAGAATATGTTACAGTCAAAGAAATCTTTCAGTAGTATCATGAAGGAATTGGAGTTGTGGACATTTGTAAGTGCAACCAATACAATAAAAAATACAAATCAGAAAAAAATCAGCGAAGATATATTTGAATCATTCTTTGGAGCCACATATACCTTGTGTGAAGAGATGTACGGTAACATAGGAAAGGCATTTGCAGTTGTTTACAATATTATCAAAAAGATTTTTGATAATATTCAAATTTCATTGCGATATGAAGATATCTTTGATGCTAAATCGAGAATCAAAGAGCTCTTTGATTACCACAAACATATTGGCAAGCTGGAATATAAAAATACAATTGTCGAGAATGATGTCAAGCGTCAATGTGTTCAAGTCTATCGAATACATAATGACGGTCGCAAGACACTACTTGCATCACATCGATCATCTCTACTTATAGATGCACAACAGGTTGCATCTCAGAATGCTCTCAATGTATTAAAGAAACAAGGTATTTTCAAAGAGATACCACAGGCTTTCTTGAACATGTACAAGGACAATGAAGAATACAAAGCGTCTCTTGTACCTAAAAAAATACAAACTCAATGAATCAACATAAAATATTAATCTATCCCTTCTCTACTATCTAATTATAAAAAACTCTACTACATCAAAAATAATTTTTTCAACTATACATTTTAATTATTTTTGATTTGTAAAAAATTGGTTTATCCAAACGACCAACCCAGTACATCAAAAATAATTTTCATAATTTCATCATGCACTCGCAGTCTATCTATAGTCTTTATAATATTGAAATCGTTAATGTCACATTCGATTCCATTCTTTTTCATGAGATGATAGAGTACGTATTGTGTGCTTATAAAATTCTTGCGTTTGAAACCATTGGTAAGTTCCATTGTATCATATACTTGCAATAGCTCTGCGAAATCATCAATAAGCTTTTGTTCCATATGAGAAATGTTGTAGTCTTCAAAACAATTGTTGTAGTAACAATACATGTAGTTAATGTCTTCATAATATTTAGATAGTTTCATGTCTTTAAGAAACAGTCTTAAATGCCCCTTGGTTACATTGGTTATTCCATGTGTCTTGATGGTCTCTTCTATCGATTCCATAATTTTATTTGGAATACTCGGTTGCTTACCTTGAAACTTGTTTAGATTGTGTTTAAAGTGATTCATTCTATCATACTTGTGTTTATTATAATTTGGATTGGTAGTAGTAGAATTGTTATTTATACCTTCAGAACTGTTATCGTCAGAATCAGAGTTCTGTATGACATCATTGGTAATGTCAATCTTAAAGTACTCTATGATTTTTAGAAATTCAGTAACGACATTTCGTTTGATTGTATAGGTATAGTCATTGTCTGCATCAGTAGAGTTTGTCATGAATGAATGATTTACTGGTGTTGTAATGATGGTCTTGTACATGTCCAATATCTCTATCGTATCTAAATTAAAGAAATTTATATAATTGTCATTTATAATATTTTCCAAATGAGTCTCGAGCATTTCTATATATTGTTTTAGCTTTACACGCTGATCCACGTTGAATGTATAGGTTTCACAAGTTTGCTTTAGCAATTCTATATCACGCTTAACCGTATCAATGTCATCTTTGAGATTTTGATAATATCGAATTCCTTGATTGTGGATCTTTATAATATCCTCGTGTAATTTATGATTAGACATTTTTATAAAGCGTTTTAAATGCATAAATAAAAATTCAAACTATAGATCTATAGTTTGAATTTGAAAAATCAAAACCAAGTCGTGTACTAAATTTATACTTTTGATTTTGAAATCTTGATACTTGTATTTTTCAAAATCAAAACTCTACTCGTGTACTAAATTTATATTTTGAATTTTGAAATCTTGATACTTGTATTTTTCAAAATCAAAACCAAGTCGTGTACTAAATTTGCTTGGGCTTATTATTTTTATATAAAAATAATAAGGCATTTATTAAATGAACTTTTATTCACTACACGACAAGGAGATTTTGGAGGCGAGACGGAAACGAACGCCTTCAATCTACCTTAAAATAACAAATACAGGTGAAATAATAAACCTGTTTGATATTACAGATTTTGATACACTCTATGAAACTGCAAAATCAGTATTCAACCTTGATATAATATCCATCATTTATATTTATCTAATAATTAATGAAGACGGGGAAGAACTGATTCGGTTTGCACAATATCCTGATGTACAAGAAGCTCTATATGATAAAAGACTACTGGTTGAAACACCTGTTGATGTCTTTAAATTCTCTGCATCAGACATGAATATGATGATGAATAGATTTTTTAAATTGCATGGAGATCCAAAGTTCAAAATACATTTTTTTGAAATCATATTTCCTAAATATGGAAACGGATTGAATACACTTGCATCATTCAAAGAGTTGTTGTTGAAAAAATATTCTCCAGGTCTATCAAAAGAACACGTAGAAGCAATGTTTGGGGTTGGATGTGGAAATTTAATATCTGCATTACCTATTATTCCAACTTCATTTAGTAGACGATCTCAATTTCTTGTCAAAATGGGATCAATCAGAGTAAAGGATATTATAGATGCAAGAAGAATTGAATCCGATGTAAAAGAGTATAATGAAATACAGGCTGTTTCAAATGCAACCGAACTAATCATTCTTCCATCCAGTATAAAACAGATGCAACTCACAGGACCTCATTCAGAGTATCCATTGGAATGGATATTTGACAATATGAGTACAACATCAAAATACAAATACATTACGTATAATGGTTGGCACAAGATATATCCTGGATATATACCACCTGTAGACTGGATAGATGATGTAAATACTGATCAGATGATTAAAATGTATAGTCTTGACGGAGGATATGTACATTTCAGCTATATAGACCAAAATGTCTTGGTATGCAATTATAATAAATCACCAGAGGCAATAGACATTTCAGAAACTCTTAAATTTAATGTAGCATTTGATCCTGAACAATTGATATCTGTAAAATGTACTTATACTATACCCAACCAACAAGTTGATGTTAATGTGTTTTCATTTCTCATTCTCAATGATACAAAATTTTCTGCCTATTTTGTAAAGAACGATTCCGTCGTCAAGAAGCTGAATACAAAAGCAATAACCACAATACGTTTCTTGTATGTCCAAGATGTACGCATCAAAATAACACTAATGAATATGGGTGCTACTACAGTACAAGACAAGCATCTTGCAATATCTATAAAAGGTGTAGATAGAGACGGAATTACAAAATTACAATTTATACTTGGTAAAGCAATTGCTTTGTACAATGAAAATTATAAATCTATACAAAATATATTTACAAAATATATATCAGATACATCAGAAGTGATACCTGTGAAAAAGGTTAGAGCAAGAAAGGGTGGTTCTGAAAAAAATACACTTCGAAAACAGTATCCAGATATATTTCCAGAGAGATATACAAAACTGTGTAGTCTGGGTAAAAATCCAATAGTAGTCAATGACAAGATGGCTGAAGCAGAAACCAATCCTTCAAAGTATATGATATTTCCAAAGGACTCTACCAATCCACTATGCTTTACTTGTAATCAAGACAAGGAAAAGTATATAGGTCTCGTTGAAAACAAATTGAGAAATAATGACGAACACACCTATCTACCTTGTTGTTTCAAGACTGATCAAAGTAAAAACAAGAAGCGAGTAGCTTACTTTTCAGGAATCGCTCCTCCACCTGTAGAAGAAACCAATGATACAACTGCTAATCGTATGATTGAAAAGGATAAATTTCTCAAAGAGAATCAATATGGCAAACTGAATCCAGCAATGGCCAAGATATTTGATTCTTCATTTATTCGTAAAGGAGGTATTCCAGACAACAACAATAGCTTTCTCGATTGTGTATTGTATGCTCTTGATTTTAACGGATATCGTAAATCTACCAATAAAAACGAGTTTATAACCAATACAAGATTGATGCTTGCAGAACGACCAGAAGGACACGTTGTTTTATACCAGGAATGCTGGGATATGATGGATACAATCAAAAGTGTTATTATTGATTCCGATACATATTTCAGTCCAGACTTGTTTATTAGACTCGTTGAACAAGTATTTGATGTAGATGTTGTATGGTTCAGACGCCAAGAAGATGGATCCATTATATTTCCTACACCACGTCATGTCAATGGATATTTTACAAACGCTTCATATAGAAATCGTACAATTGTCATTTATGAACACTATGGAGGTATCTGGGGTGAATCAATCAAATGTGAGCTTGTAGGAACAGTCTCACAATATGTATTTGAGACTATGCCAAAGATCAATACCATTCATGACCAACTCAATGGTATTTGGGAGTTTCAAGATAGAATCAAACCAATGAAATTCCC